CCCATCGGTGGGGGTGAAACACCCATATCGGTTTAACGGGGGTTATTTACTAGCACCTATGTGCTAACGTTGCGGCATGACGACAAGTGATCTCGTCGCCACGCTTGCATCGAATGTTCGCCGACTCATGGATGAGAAGGGTTTTACACAGACCTCATTGGCCGCCTTAACGGACGGTGCCATTTCTCAAAAAACGATCAGCAACATTTGTGCCGGCAAAGGTATCCAGCTTCAGCACCTGGAACCGTTGGCGAAAGCGCTGCAAACGGAAGCTTGGAGACTGCTGGTCAGTCCCCAGGCTGTTTCCGTGCGCTTATTAGAGGCTTTTTCCGCTGCTGATCCGGCGGGCCGCGAGCTGATAAAACAATTGGTCGAGCGTGAGCTGACAATCAGCGAGAAGCGCTAACGCGTCCTCGATCTTGGCGTCGCGAGTAATGAGCCGTTCCGGCTCCCGATCGTAAACATCCATAATTTTCGCTGTAGAAAGCATGGGTTTCCCTGCCCTGCAACCATATAACTCCACTCTACTCTTTCGGACATTTGGAGAAAACATCCCGAAACCGGTTTCATAAAATTTTTTTGCTTCTGCTTAAAAAAAATAACGGTTCTAGTAACTTTTTGCTTGACGCCCGCATTTCTTACTAGTACCTTTTGCCTAACCCGAACGAATAACCGGGCAGGAGGCAAGGATGAAACCGACCAACCAACAGATCAACCAGGCAGTGCAGCTGCGTGAGATTGATCCTCGAATCGAGTACCTCGACAGCGGCGAAGCGCAAGAGTGGCTGATGAACTCGAGCTTTACGTGGTGCCCCGCCAAGACCCTCGGCTTCGCGCTGTTGAACACCAACGTCGCCGAGAACGTCAAGCTCAACAAGCTGATCGTCGCGATGCTGGACGGCATCACGTTCGAGCAGATGGGCGACCTGCGCGATCTGCTGCGCTCGGCCCTCATCGATGAGACCAAGTTCCAGATCCGCGAAACGATGCGGGAGGTCGCATGAACCTCCCCGCCTTCAAGAACTACGACGAGTTCAAGGCGCGTTACGCCTACGACAAGGACTTGCAGAAGGCCGACTGGTGCCGCTGCCCGAAGTGCGGCGTCGAGGGCATGAGCAGTCAGACCAGCAAATTCGGCCCGTTCGAGTTGGAAGACGGCGAATGCGGCACCGAATCCTTCGACTACGGCGACACCTCGGTGTCCTTCGATTGGGCTGACGATCCGACGATCTTGTGCCGCAAGTGCGGTGTTTCGGTCGACGGCGAGGTGATCCCAAACGAATCTTGGATTGCCGAATTCGAATCGTGCCGCCCCGACGATACGGCTCTGGCCGTTGGGGAGGCCGCGTGATCGAGAACCTACTGTGTTTAGGTTTTTATGTCGCCGTACTTTTAGGTTTTTTGACGCTTGGCGCGTTGTTCGAAGCCATCTGGTTGCGCGTAACCCGCGCCCGTTGGCCGAAACCGTGCCGCAGCCACACCGTTGGCGGGGTGTATCGCAAATGAAAACCAAGGAATTTGCTGCATTTCTCGACGAGATCATGCAGCCAATGAACGACTCGGAACTGTGCGCCTGTTTCGAGTTCCACTTGGAACAAGCCGATCTGGAACTTCAGTCGGCGATCTTCCAAAAAGAATGGCGCGAATACGAAACCATCCGAACGAAGGAAATGTCATGAGCATCATTATCAGTGAGAAGGGCGGCGAACGCCGTGACTTTAAGCCGGTCCCGGCCGGTACCCATCTGGCGGTCTGCACCATGCTGATCGATGTCGGCTTGCAGCCCGGCTTCGAGAACGGCCCGCCGCAGCGCAAGGTCTACATCGGCTTTGAGGTGCCGGCCGAGCGCGTGGAGTTCACCGACAAGAACGGTGACAAGGTCGAAGGGCCGAGCCGCATCGGTCGCTTCTACACCGCCAGTTTCAACGAGAAGGCGACCCTGCGTCACCACCTCGCGGCGTGGCGAGGTCGCGACTTCACCCCGGCGGAGTTGAAGGGGTTTGACCTCTTCAACATCCTGGGCAAGTCGTGCTTGATCAACGTCACGCACAAGACCACCGACACCAAGGTGTACGCCAACATCCAAGCGATCATGGCGCTGCCGAAGGGCACCAAGGGTTCCGATCCGGAGGGTGCACTCATCATGTACCCCGACGAGAGCAACCCGAAGGCGCTCGAGCTGGTGCCGGAATGGCTGCAGCAGAAGATCGCGGCGCAGATCAATCCGGTGCCACCGACGCCGGTACAGGCGGCCAAGACCGGGACGGACGATTTCGCGGACGATGAAATTCCCTTCTGAGGTAACCCAAATGACCATTCAAATCCTGACGTGCGAACAGCGCACACCCGAATGGTTTGCGGCGAGGGCCGGTCGTGTGACCGGCTCTCGGGCCGCGGACGTCATGGCGCGGATCAAGTCGGGTGAGGCTGCGGCCCGCCGCGACTACCGCCTCCAGCTCGCCGTCGAGCGGATCACCGGGAAACCCATGGAAGACGGCGGCTTCGTCACCAACGAAATGCAGCGCGGCATCGACCTCGAGCCCAAAGCGCGTGAGACCTTTGCCACCCGCTCGGGCATCGAAGTGCGCGAGACCGGCTTTGTCATTCGCGAGGACATGCCGATCGGCTGCTCGACCGACGGCGACATGGGCAATTTCGAGGCGATCCTTGAGATCAAATGCCCGAAGTCGGCGACGCACGTCGAGTACCTGAAAGCCGATCGGCTGCCGCCGCGGTACGTGTGGCAGGTCACGCACAACGTGTTCTGCACCCACGCCAAGGCGGCCCACTTCGTCAGCTACGACGATCGGCTGCCGGCGCACCTAGATTATTTTGCGTTGAAGATCGAACGTTGCGACCTGCCCGTAACCGAATACGCCTTCGAGCTGAAGCAGTTCCTGGGCGAGGTCGAGGCCGAATACCAAGAGCTGCTGAAGCTCAAGGCGGTGTGACATGCATCTGACGGCTGAAGAACTCCACGAAATCACGGGGTATCGCCATCATGGCAAGATCCGCGAGGCTCTGGTGCAGATGGGAATTCTGTTTAAGGTGCGGCCGGCTGATCGGTTCACGCTGGTCGATCGAGAATATTACCGCGACGTGATGCGCGGAACGGTTACCGTGTCCAAGCGGAAAGAACCCAACTGGGGGGTGCGTCATGGGACGGCCGCGTAAGGGTAATCGGCACCTGCCGAAGTACGTCACCGTTCGCGGCAAGTCGTACTGGTATGCCTCTCCGGGGATCAAGGCGACGCGGATCTGCGCCGTCGGCGATACCAAGGCGCTGTACGAATTCTTGGCCGACAAGATGGAGCCGGCCAAGCAGGTGCGGACGATCAACGACCTGTTCGATCGCTACCTGCGCGAGGAGCTGCCGAAGCTGGCGCCAGCGACCCAGAAGAACTACCAGCTGCACCTCGGCAACCTGCGCGAGTGGTGCGGTCACATGCACCCCGACGAACTCGAGCCGCGTGACGTCGGTCGGTACTTGCGACCGGACGGGGTCAAGACGGGCTTGATCAGCCGCAACCGTGCCATTGCGACCTTGTCGGCGGTCTACGGGTATGCGGTCGGCATGTGGTACGTCGCGAACCGTAACCCGTGCTTGAACATTAAACGCAACAAGATGAAGCGCCGTTCAAGGTACGTGACCGATGTCGAGTACGGGATCGCTTACGACGCGATGCCGCCGCGGGTGCGGATCGCGATGGATCTTGCGTTACTCACGGGTCAACGCCAGGGCGACTTGTTGGCGCTGCGGTGGGATCAGGTGACCAAGGACGGCATCTACTTCCAGCAGGGCAAGACCGGCAAGAAGCTCGAGGTCGCCATGTCGCCGGCGTTGGAGGAGGTGCTGGGTCGGGCCAAGAAGTTGGTGCCGCAGCTGCCCAGGGAATATGTGTTGCGTACCCGCGAAGGGTTGCCCTACTCGAGCTTCGGCTTCCAGTCGATCTGGCAACGTCGGATGCGGGCGATCTGCAAGGCGCACCCGTCGATGGAGCGGTTCACGTTCCACGACCTGCGGGCCAAGTCGGTGAGCGACGCGGCGACGTTAAACGAAGCGTTTGAGAGAGCGGGACACGCCTCGATGTCGATGACGCGAGGGGTCTACGACCGGGGCATTCGGCGGGTCAAACCGCTGCGATAATCAATGACAACCCGAATAATCAAAAAATCGAAATTTCTTGAAAACGAACAGCGAGGGTAAACACATGAAAAGATTGAAGGAAATTGGTGGGCCGTGTAGGGATCGAACCTACGACCAATTGATTAAGAGAAACCATCCGGAAGGCCATATAAGCCCCTCATTCAAATGGCCTTTATGGCTCTTAGGAAATTTAGAAAACGCCCTTTACGAACGTCTGCGGAAGCGTCGGGAAGCCCGTTTAATCAACGCCTATTCAATCGACGATGACCAGGACTATTACAGCCGGGACGCGGTAGTCGCCCGGGCCGAAGACACCCTGATCCTGTTGCTGTGGTGGCTCGCCATCGTGCTGTTCGTGGCATGGGTCGTGGGGGTGCTTTATGACGCCCTCTGAGGTGAACCAGATGCGCGAGGCTCTGCACCGCGCCAACGTGGACGCCAACAACTTTCGGGATGCCCTCAAGGACATCTTGAGGCTGTGCGACGAGAACCGCCGCGGGATCGTGTCGGAGATCGAGGGGATCGCCCAAAGGACGCTGGGGGTGCTGTCATGACCGACACCGACCGTCATTATTTAAAGCGTCTGGTGGACGTCATGCAGCGGTGTTCCCCGGTGTGGTGCGACCTAAACGGAAAGAGTCAGGTCGATGACGAGGAGTGGGACACCGTATTATCTGAAGCCGAGGACTGGCTGGAGGACAACCCGTGATCTGCACGACATTGAATCGAATTCGCGAACATGATCCGTGTGTTGAAGGTTGGAAAAAACTTCTTCAGCATCTTGGCAAAACAAAAGCCGATGACGAGCCGCTACCGTTTAGCGTCATTGTGGAATCAAACGGCATAAAAGACGCTTTGTGGGCGTGTCGCACGGTGCCTGAGCATGACCGCGAGTGGCGGTTGTTTGCTGTCTGGTGTGCAAGACAAGTGCAGCATCTGATAACCGATCAACGAAGCCATGACGCAATCAATGTCGCAGAGCGTTTTGCTTTGGGCGCAGCGACAAAAAATGAATTGGATGCGGCGCGTGATGCGGCGTGGTCTGCGGTGCGTGATGCGGCGCGTGATGTGGCGTGGGATGCGGCGTGGTCTGCGGCGTTGGCTGCGGCGTGGGATGTGGCGTTTGATGCGGCGCGTGGTGCGGCGTGGTCTGCGGCGTGGTCTGCGGCGTGGGATGCGGCGTGGGATGCGGCGCGTGGTGCGGCGTGGTCTGTGGCGTTGGCTGCGGCGTGGGATGTGGCGTGGGATGCGGCGTGGTCTGCTCAAACAGCAGAGTTTTTGCGTGTGGTGACAGAAACAAGGTGTTGTGAGGCGATCCGTGCGCGGGAGGAGAACCCGTGATCTGCACGACATTGAATCGAATTCGCGAACATGATCCGTGTGTTGAAGGTTGGAAAAAACTTCTTCAGCATCTTGGCAAAACAGAAGCCGATGACGAGCCGCTACCGTTTAGCGTCATTGTGGAATCAAACGGCATAAAAGACGCTTTGTGGGCGTGTCGCACGGTGCCTGAGCATGACCGCGAGTGGCGGTTGTTTGCTGTCTGGTGTGCAAGACAAGTGCAGCATCTGATAACCGATCAACGAAGCCATGACGCAATCAATGTCGCAGAGCGTTTTGCTTTGGGCGCAGCGACAAAAAATGAATTAGATGCGGCGTTTGAAGCGGCGTGGTCTGCGGCGCGTGGTGCGGCGTTTGATGCGGCGCGTGGTGCGGCGTGGTCTGCGGCGTTTGATGCGGCGCAAGATGCGGCGTGGTTTGCGGCGTTTGATGCGGCGCGTGGTGCGGCGTGGTCTGTGGCGCGTGGTGCGGCGCGTGGTGCGGCGTGGTCTGCGGCGTGGTCTGCGGCGCGTGATGCGGCGCAAGATGCGGCGCAAGATGCGGCGTGGTTTGCGGCGTTTGATGCGGCGCGTGGTGCGGCGCGGTCTGCTCAAACAGCACAGTTTTTGCGTGTGGTGACAGAAACGGAGTGTTGTGAGGCCATCCGCGCAAGGGGGAACAATGAACAGGGATGACATCATTAGGATGGCGCGTGAGGTAATTCCAAATAGCGCCGCATTTGAATTGAAAGGGCATTACGAGATTGAACGCTTCGCCGCCCTTGTCGCCGCCGCCGAGCGCGAGGCGTGTGCGAAAGTGTGTGAACGAAAGTCGCCGGTCAAAGGCGGCGAGGTCTTTGCGGCTCGAATCCGGGAGAGGGGCGCTACCGAAACCGGCGTCTGATCCGATTGAGATGCCACCCTATCCCGAGCGTCGCGACGAGTGCCGCTCGGGGATGGTCGGTAAACCACAGCGAGAACAAGATCAGTAGGACGGCGTGGCCCATCAGGGTTTACCGGACAAACGCTTGATAATGACCTGTTGCAGCTCGTCGATCTCCGCCTTTGCCGCCGCCAATTGATTGCGGCTGTCGGCCAGCGCTTTAATCAGCGCATCCTTCTCGTCCGTCAGCGCCCGTATAACCGTCAGGAGCCGCCCGATCGTCTCTTGCTGCCGAAGGATAGACGGCAGCTCGTCAAGCCGTCTCAGGACGTCTGAAGCCCATTTA